TAATGAAGATAACCATTGGTCCACGTGGTAAGAACGTATCTCTATCCAATGGCGATACAGTCAATGATGGTAAACGAATAGCCGAGGACATAATACCTTTCAAAGACCCACAAAAGAACAAGGGGGCTATGAAGGTGTTAAAGCTAGTAAAAAAAATATCCACTGATGTGGGTGGTGGTAGAACAGCAAGTGCAATACTATACCAAGAGCTTATCAAAGTAGGTATGAACCTATTAGAGCGTGGCTTTAACTTTAATCAACTAAAACAAGGTATGCAACTAGCTGTTAAAGATATACACGAACAACTAGATAAGATGTCTAAACCAGCCAAAGGGCATTTAGTACAAATAGCTACTATATCCACAGAGAGTGAAGAACTAGGTAAAGTTATAGCAGATACTATTGAAAAGGTGGGGCTAGATAGTGTGGTAACAGTAGAGGAATCACAAGTATTTGGTGTATCAACTGAACTAACAGAAGGCTTGAAGTTTGACAAAGGTTGGATTAGCCCATACATGGTAACTGACAAAGATAGACTAGAAGCTGTGTATGAGAATATACCTGTGCTAATTTTAGATAAGAAAGTAACCACATTTAGTGAAATACAGCCCACACTAGACGCTTTAGTTAAAAAGAAAGTTAAAGATCTACTAATTATAGCTGAAGACATAGACGAAACCACCTTAAGAGCATTAGCCTTTGCTAAGTTTAATGGACTATTTAATGTATTGGCTATTAAAACACCAGGCATAGGAGATATGAAGAAGTTTTGTATTGAAGACCTATGTGCATTAACTGGCACAGAGATAACTGAAGACATAACCAAAGAAGCTAAGCTAGGTAAGGCTAAAAAGATAATAGCCACAAAGGATTACAGTATCATAATGGGTGGCGACATAAAGACTTGGATAACCACACTAAAAACACGTAGAGAGCTAACAGATAATGTATGGGAGAAAGACCAATTTAATGAAAGAATAGCTAAACTACAAAATGGTATAGCAGTAATAAAGGTAGGAGACAGTAGTGAAGACAACATTAAATACTTAAAGCTAAAGATAGAAGATGGTATAAACGAAACCAAGAGAGCTTTAGAGTCTGGTATAGTTATGGGAGGTAATGTAGCATTTATAAACGCAGTCAAGAACTCTACTGTAATGGAAGAATTTGACGAAACAGCACTAGGATATAACATAGTATTAAAAGCACTAGAAGCACCACTAAGACAAATAGTAACCAATGGAGATGGGCAACCTGATGTAATAGTAGACGATATTATTAACTCCACTAGCTTGACAATAGGATACAATTCATTAGACAATGAAACAGTAGAAGATATGTATAAGGAAGGAATAATAGACGCTACTAAAGTAGTTAAAACTGTACTAGAATACGCAGTAAATGAAGCAATACTATTCTTATCAATAGGAGGAGATATAAGCGAAGAACTAATTGAAAATGGAAAATGAAGAAATCGTTGCTAACAGCGATAAATACAAGGATAAAAGAGTTTTAAATATACTACCTCACCAATATAAGAAAGGGCAGAGTGGTAATCCTGCAGGTAAGCCTAAAGGGGCTAAATCTATGAAGACTTATGTTAAAGAGAGATTAGAAACTATGTCTGATGAGGAGCGTGAGATATTCCTAGAAGGGATAGATAAAAAGATACTATGGGAAATGTCCGAAGGTAAAGCCAAACAAGATGTATCTGTGGAAGGAGAAGTACAAATGCTAGTTAAAATTGATGAGTAAAATCATACAAGGAAACTGTTTAGACTCAATGAAACTATTAGAAGATAATAGTGTAGATGCTATCGTAACCGACCCACCTTACGGACTCTCCTTTATGGGAAAGAAATGGGACTACGATGTTCCTAGCCAAGAGATATGGGAAGAATGCTTGAGAGTATTAAAGCCTGGGGGTTATTTACTTTCTTTTGCAGGAACTAGAACACAACATAGAATGGCTGTAAGAATTGAAGACGCTGGGTTTGAGATAAGAGATATGATTGCTTGGGTATATGGTTCAGGCTTCCCTAAGAGTTTAAATATAGGTAAGGCGGTAGATAAGTTGCAGGGGAATGAGAGAGAAGAAATAAGAACTGATAATCACGGCACAAGAATTGGTGCTGTTACAACTGGCGGAACTTTTGGGGGAGAACAAGGGGGTTATAACTATGGAACAGAAGCTAAAATCACCAAAGGCACTTCCGAATGGGAAGGCTGGGGAACAGCCCTTAAACCAGCCCTAGAACCTATCACATTAGCTCGTAAACCTTTAAGTGAAAAAACAGTAGCAGAGAATGTACTTAAATGGGGAACAGGTGGAATAAACATTGATGGGAGTAGGGTGGAAAGTAACGAAGTAATAACTACTCATTCAAATGGCGTAGGCAATACTGGTGATAAGGGTATTTATGGACACTTTGATACTGTAGAAACTGGTAACGAAAGAACTGGTCGCTTCCCTGCAAACTTTATCCACGATGGCTCTGATGAAGTAGTAGAGTTGTTTCCGAATACAAAAGGAAGTGAAACCACTAAAGTAGGAAAAACCTATGGCGAAACAGATGGGCGAAGTTATCTACAAACAAAACCACACGGGGTGAATATAAACGATAGTGGAAGTGCAGCAAGATATTTCTACTGTGCTAAAGCAAGTAAGAGTGAAAGGAATAGAGGGTGTGAGGGGTTGGAGGAGAAAGACATCGTCACCTTTGCAACTGCTAATGGTACAAGCGGAAAACCAAGCAGTCTTAGTGAAGGTAGAGAAACAAAGTACCGCAACAACCACCCAACAGTTAAACCAATAGCTCTTATGGAATACCTAGTAAAACTTGTAAGTAAAGAGGGTGCAGTAGTCTTAGACCCCTTTGCAGGTTCAGGCTCAACACTTATCGCTTGTAAGAACTTAAACAGAAACTATATAGGTATGGAATTAGACCCAGAATATATAAAGATATGCGAGGCTAGATTAAAAGAGACACAACCCAAACTATTATGAATGAAGTAAAAGAAATAAAGTTTAGTGAGTTAGCTAAATTCTTACCTAAACAGAATGATGCTAAATTAGCGTCAGAAAGATTTAAGTTTGTATTATATGGTGGCTCACTAGGCTCTGGTAAATCATATTGGCTAAGATGGATGATGGTTTATTGGCTAATTAAATACTTTGCTAAGTACAAACAATACGGTATAAGAGCTGGATTATTCTGTGAAGATTATCCATCACTAGAAGATAGACATTTAAGTAAGGTTAAATATGAATTTCCTTCGTGGCTAGGAACATACAATCAACAACGACACGAGTTTACATTAAAGAAAGCATATGGCTCAGGTATTATTGCATTTAGAAACCTAGACGACCCAGAGAAATACTTATCAGTTGAGTTTGCTATTATGGGCGTAGACGAAATCAATCGTAATCCTATTGTTACATTTAGAGAGCTAAGAAAGCGTTTAAGATGGGCTGGTATACCTGATGTAAAGTTCTTAGCAGCGTGTAACCCTAGAGGTGAAGCGTGGGTAAAGAATATGTGGGTCAAAAGACTATTCCCACCTGAGGAGAATGAACAGTATGAGTTTGTATATGTACCAGCATTACCCACAGATAATCCACACCTAGACGCAACATACTACAAAGCACTAGAGAGTTTACCTGAAGCAGAGCGTAAAGCCTTTTTAGAAGGTGACTGGGATAGCTTTGAAGACTCAATGGATGAGAAAGGATATATACGCTTATTAAACGATAGAGAGCTACAAGGTGGACTAAGCCCTGAAGCAGACCACGCAGGTTATATTGTTGGTGGTGTAGATCCAGCAGCAGGTGGAGACAATTCAGCTATTGTAATCAAGTCAGCTAATCTTATAGAGATAGTATTTAATCAAAAGCTACAGAATACAATGGACTTAGTAACAGCTATCATAACTATCAACAAGAAATACAGAGTAGACTATTGGGTAGTAGACAAGACTGGCATCGGTCAAGGAGTATGGGATAGATTAAGAGATATGGGCTATCCTGTTCGTGGTGTATCATTTGGTGAAAAGAGTGAAGACCCACAATACCAGAACCTTAAAGCAGAATGGCATTTTAGATTAAGGAAATGGGTATTAGGTGGTGGTAAACTAAAGCGAGACTTTGGCTGGAACGAATTTGAATATGTAAAGTATAAACACAAAGACGGCAAGATAAGTATACAACCCAAAGAAGAACTATTTAGAGAAGGTATTATGTCTCCTAACTGTGTAGACGCAGCAGTTTTAACTATGGTAGTAAGCGACCAGAGTGTAAGAGCCAAAAGAATAGTAGAAAACAACCGAGGGCGTAAGGGATACGATGCAATGGATAAGATATGGAAAGGTGAACCTGATATGTTTAGTAGACTATAAAAGTTATCCACACCGATTCTTTTTGACGAGTTAGTTAATGCATACATAATGGTATTATGCAAGAAACTAAAGACTTTGAGGTAGGCATTAAAGACGACGAATTAAAAGCCGAACATCAGTGGTATGGTAAGCAAGACCAGACTGAAGAACAGTCTATACACGACACAGGTAAAGGAGAGCCTGTGGTTATTCGTATGTTTGAGTTTAAGTTTAGACCCGACATAGAAACAACACCAACCAAAGAACAGTTACTTACTCCTGAATATATAAAACAAATAAAGACCCAACTATGGGGCGATGGTTTAAGAATGGTATTAGAACCTAGACTAGATATTACTAAAGAAGGCTGTAAAGTATTCGTGCCCTGTCAAGCAACAACAGGCAACAGCTTTATAGACGAACCTAAACTACTACAAGAATGGATACATTAGGCGACATAGCAACCAAATATGAGGACTCGTTTCAGTTCTTACAGACTCGTAAGAGACGACAAGCTAATCAGCTCAAGTTATTAGTGAACCTACAGAAAGGCGACCAAACCATAGCCTCAACGCTATTACTTACACTATTTAATCGTGTAATGTCTTCAGTGTATGATGACAAGCTCCAAATTAAGTTCTTACCTTCTCAAGGAATTAATCAAGACCAAATCAATGCATATAACATTCTTGCACAAAGTGATTACCTTGAGATGGGTAAGGCAAAACTAGACTATGACTGGACTTGGGATACTTTGTTCTATGGCCGTGGTTATTGTGAAACAATGAAGTTCAACAAGAAGCGTAAACTAATGGAGCCTTGTGTTATCAATCCATTAGTATTCGGTTATGATCCTATTGTTAGTAACGTACAAGACTGGAGATATTACTGGAAATGGGTAACTAAGAACAAGTGGCAACTACAGAAGCTAATCAAGAGTGGTTATATTGACGGCATAAAAAAGGTAGACGAAATAGCAGCAGGAGTAGAGCCTTACCTATGGGAATACAAACAAATAGTAGACCAAGCTAGAGATGGTGTAATGCCTAGCCCTGAACCTTTCAGTGGTGATGTATTCCAAATACTAGAGTTCTTTAGCTATGACGAAGATGGAGATAGGTGTGTATATTGGGTGGATAAAAACTTCTCTAAGATACTAATGCACGAAAAGCTAGACCTTGATGATGGCAATGAAGACCAAGGCGAACCTACATCTAAGTGGCCTATTGTAGTTAAAGAGAGTTATAGACAACCACACAGCTCAATACCTTTCTCAATAGCTGACCTATTAGACGACAAGCACCGAGCTAAATCAGTATTGCTTAACCTAGCTTTCATAGCAGCTAAAGACCAAGCTAACCCTATATACTTATATGACTCCGAGAAGGTAGACGACATAACAGGATTTCTATCAAGACAAATCAATCAACACATTCCAGTGTCAGATGTGAACAACTCTGTAGCCCCTCTTAACAAGGCAACAGCTATGGACCCAAGCCTACAAGCCTTTATGCAATACCTAGACACTGAAGCTGAAAGCCCAATGGGTGCAGGTAAGCCTATGAGTGAGCCAGGAGGAAGTACTAAGCAAACAGCTACTCAAGCAGCACTAGACCAACAACTAAACGATATGGCTCAAT